GGCCACGGTAGTTGTCGGCCTTGAGTTCGGACAAGATGCCGCTGAATGTCGGCATGATGTTGCTGATGGTAGCGAAGTCGCCACCGCCAAGCGCCGTGGCGGTGTTGGTATTGCGGTCGGGGTGACTAGTCAATCCATGAATGGTGTTACCGTTCAGGTTGACACTCGTGTCACCATTGATCAGCAGATCCTCGACCTTTTCGCCAACCACGCGGGCAGCAGCCGCACCGTTGGCGGTGTCGATGCTGTCACCCAACCGGCGGGAAGCTTCCAGGTAGCGCTGGTTCAACTCAAACTCCTTGAAGATGACCGGCACAGGCACGCCGACCAGGTCGTAATCAACCCGATCCTTTTGGCCGCTGGCGTTCCCGGAAAGGCTCACGTTTGCAGCAGTCATTTCGCTGATCTGGTTGTACTGCGCAATCAGCGTGCCAAGTCCACCCAACGGACGGGTCAAGCCAGCGGTAATCATGCGCTGGGTCATGTTGAGCGGGGCAACCGCGGCCTGCACGATGGCCCCGTCGAGTTCTTCCCATTCGTCTTTGCGCAACGCGCTGTTGACTACCAAGCCGCGGCTGGTCATGATCTGCAACTGGCCGGTGCGCTGGTCGAACAGCGGTTGGCCGGTCTTCTCGTTGATAATAGGCCGCGCCCCATTGCCGAGGATCTTGGCAGCCTCGCCAGACGAGGCGCTAACGATCTGTAATTCCGACATTGTTACAAGCTCCTTTATGATGCAATATCCACGAGGACGCGAGCCGTACCGCCACTGGTGGTGACAGCGTTAGCCGCGTAGCCGATGATCCCGTCCGACAAAGTGCTGGTGCCGGGCGATTCCTCTTGCAGGAGGCCAGCACCGTTGCTCTCTAGCGCGTCACCGATGGTGATGGTGGCGGCATCCTCAACGATCATGATCAGTTGATCGCCAGGGATGGCGTGGATATAGCGCACGGTTTCGCCAGTAGCATAGGCGTGGTCGATGGCGCGGCCTGTGCCGTGGTCGCTGAACTCGTTTTCGAGCGCAACCAGGCGCCCCTTGGCGACACCGCCTTCGGTGCTATGCGCCTGAATCGTGCCACTGGTGGTAAGCTCGCAGAGCATCCCCGGCGTAATCGCACTGGCGGCTCTGGCTTCGCGCACACGTTGCACGATGTTGTCGGCATTGTTGGAGCGAATGACAATCGTGTTGTAAGTCGAACTAGCCATTATTTGGCCTCCTTTTTCGGAAAGACAAGCGGCATCGCCATCGTGGTGTAGCGCGGTTCCTCAGTGGCGTTGGTCGCCACATTGCCGCTACCGACATAGAAACGGGCCGCGAAGGCGCTTGTCAACTTGCGCAACGTTTCCACCGGCATGGCTTTCAGTTCAGCCTCACTGAGTGTGTTGCGTTCGTTGGCAACCAGACCAGCAACCAGATCGGCGCGCTCCTTGTCGGCGTTGGCAACCACGCCGGACAGCGCCGCCGTCAACTTGTCAATACCGCCAAAGTCAGCGACGACCTTCGCCAGTTGTGCCAGTTCAGCCGGCACAACCTCTTTGACCACTTCCACCGGCGCCGGTTCAACGGCGGGCGCTTCCTCATTGACAACTGGCTGCAATGAACTGGCGAACGCGGTCAGCGTTGCATCATCCATCGCTTCCAATTGCTGCTTGCTGCATTTGCATTGCGCATTGGCTGCAAGCCCTTCAATAATCTTGGTTCGATCCACTTTTTTACCTCCAAGTGAATTGATAACATTGCGCACCAATGCGCTAAGAAAAGATTGACTGGCGTTCTCTGCGGCTTTGGCTTCGTTGATGCGAGGAACCCCGCACCCATCCGCCCAGCTACACGCGCCGGTTTCGTTTAAGAGAATTGCGATATGATCGGGCCGTAGGTTACGCGCAATGCCGGTGTATGCTTTGCCGTCATGCGTCCCAGGCGATTCGATAAAGTCGCGGAAATAGCCGGTTGACACGTCGATGGCTTCGTTGTTGCGCAGGCGCTGCAATAGTAGCGTCGCTTCTCCGCCAAGTTTTTCGGCCTTAGCAATGTCAACCCAAAATTCACCTTTGAGCGCGTCGCCGTCCACCGTTGCGCCCCAGAACATAGCCGGGGTTTTATCCCACAGATCCATGCTGTTGGCGCTGATCGCTTGCCCGTCCTGCTTTGGGTGGCCCAACGGCACAGGGCGCCCGTTCCAGGCGTCGGCGTATTTTGCCACCTCGTCAGCCGGCACAAACTCACCATTTAGCACGCCAGAGCGAAGGGCCACCGTCGGCGCTACCAGATAACGCGTGCCTTTGCGCGTGACCTCCTTGACTGTCCCCGCCGTGGCGTTGGTGGTCAACTGCACGGTGTTGCACCCACAATCGGCATTAGCTGCGATGGCTGTGCGGTCGCCAGGCCACGGCGGGGCGGCGTTAGCGCGCATGTAGCCGTCGCCAGCTAGTGGAAAATCAACCTGTCTGGTGGCGACCGACACGCTGATAGAACCAAATTCAAGCGGCATAGTGGGGATCATGCTGATAGGCGATTCAGTCCCCGGCTCAACCTCACTGAGTGTCATGTGTGGCGTAAATCCGTGGTTCATCGACACCGGCACATCGGCGTAACGCAGACGCTGCACAACCGCCTCGCGCAGCCGCTCAAGTCCAGGCACATCAACCACGGCGTAGATCACGTCTTTGCCGTCGGAAGATTGGCTTGCATTAAAGCGGCCCATGCCATTAATCGCGCCGGTCAACTTTCCGAAGTCGCGCGCAATCTGTTGCGCTGCCACAATGGCGTTTGCCAGTTGTGCATCGGTCAAGCTGTCCACTTTACCCAAATAGGCCAGGGTAACGTGCAAGGCGTCGGCGGTCATCTGCACACCAGGCATGGCCGCAATTTGTTGCGCCAATTCGGGTGAGGGGAACAGCGCCACGATTGCGCCGTTAAACTGCGCGCCCTCTGGCACGGTAAACAGGGTGGCGTTGTTGGCGGGTTGTGCTTCGTTGTCTTGTTCGTTCACGGTTGCACCCTCATCGGTTCGCTGCCAATCGAGACACGCCCAGAAACCAGGCGCTAACGGGTCTTTCTTCGTGCTACAGCTATGGCGCTCCAAAAATGCCTTGCGTCGGTCGGGATCGTCTCGCTTCATTTCCATGTCAGGATCGCCGTAGTGGACGAGGTAATCTTTGCCATCCTTCGTGACAGTCCGCATATACTTTTTGTCGTCACGGGTTGAGGTTCTTCGCCCCGTCGCTGTGACTGTCACCCCGTTGTAGGTATAGCTCGGCATGTATTTAATCCCAAAAACAAAAAGACTCGCTACGATTATTGTAGCGAGTCTTTTTGTGCTGTATATGCCTAAAAGTGGCTATTTTTAGCCAGATGGCTGACGGTGCGTGTTGACCGCCAATTCAAAAGTGGAAGTTACGCCCGTTTTGGCTTTGATGTTCTTGATGTGGTTATAAACGGTGTATCGACTGATGACAAGTTGATCGGCAATCTGGCGTTGCGGCTTGCCTTGCGCCAGCAGATTGACAACCTCTTTTTCTCTCTGCGTCAATTTCGACATATCCATACACCTCTTGGTCTTGTACCAACAATCACAATATTCAATGCGGAATGTAAGCTTGCGCCGGCTAGCCGCACTATTTTGCTTGTTTTGCATCTTCCCGCCTATCTATGCGCTCCCAACTGACTTCCGTCCGCCACCAGTATACCGGCGCAAATGTGGATCTGGGCCAATCTCTTGCGGAACGTCCCATTGTCCGTACCTTGACGATGTGGCAGACACCGTGCGGCCCTGACTGCGTTCTGTGTTCGCTGGCAATCGCCGCCAGCGGCAACGGCAACGCGGGTGAGCGGGGATCAGGCCGCGCGCCTGCGCGAGCGTGTAAATGCCGGGGCCATAGCCGTTGTCTCGCTCCTGCGACATCCGGTGGCAATGGAAACATACACCGTTATCCTCTGCGGTCTGCCAAAAAGTCTTCTCGTCAATCACACCAACGAATTGATCGCCAGCATTTTCATACACATTCAGTAGCGCTTCATTGTAGCCACGCACCACGCCGTCGGCGGCGATACCATCCGTTGGCGTGCGGCCTGCCTTTTGAATGCGGTCACGAATGGTGGCCTTAGCTTCGGCGGCATTGTTGGCGCGTTGGTAGCGGTCGAGCAGTTGCCCCGTCAGCCCCAACCGCACCGTCATCAACTGTGTGGACAGGAGCAGGATAAGCGCCGCAATAGCATCATTGTGATCCGCCCGCATCACCGCCTGCTGTGGCGTCGGCATGGCTTCTTCCACTTCGGTGTTAGCCTGAGCTACGCCCCGCATGTACGCCACTGTTGCCATTGCACGGACACCGCGCTCTCGGTCTCTCTCCGTTCGGCCAAACTCCTGCTGTAGCAAGGCGTCAACAAAACGGTTAAATTCCACCGTGCGTTGTGCCAATGGACGGCTAAAATCCACAGTGTCGATGTACTCATTGATGGCAGCATTGACGCGCTGCCACATGCGCCGGTAGTGCTGGCGGTAACGTTTGCGTAGCACCGACGTGCGGGTCGGGTCAACGCTCCGTGGCTCGTTAGCGGTGGGCATGGGCAACACTCCATAGCATGTTGGCGGTCACGCTTTCGGTATCATCGTCGTCGGTTTTGCCAAGTTCCTCGTCCAGCAATTCCACCTCATCAACCACAGCATCACTCGGCAAATCCGGCACGTAGAATTTGACGAACTTTGGCACATCGACCACTTGTTCGATTCCCGGCTGGGCCATGCGTTCGATGACCTGTGAATAGCCTTGTGCCAGTTCCATCTGTTCCAGTGCCGTGGTTTCGGCCAACGGCCACCATTTGGCGTGATAGCGTCCGGTGGATGGCGCGGGCAAGGCGCCCCAACGAATGAGCCGATCAACCAGTGGGCGCAAGACGGTCGGATCAGCCCAGTTGCGCTGGCGCTTGGCAACCCGTTTGGCCCAGTTGCGTTCGTCCTGACTGCTTGCAAGTTCGCCCCGTTCGCTGCCAATCAGAATGCGCTTGGGAATGCCGGTTGCACCGCTAATAAGCGAGAGAATCAAATCCACGTTGCCGGTTGGGTCTACGACTTCGCTGCCCAGATCCTGGTAGTCGATGCCGCGCAATTGCAGGTAGCGCCGTAGACCGTGATCCATTTCATCGATCTGTTCCTCAAACGCCGTTTCTTCCTCTGGTGACAGGCGTGCGTCAGGTGCAAGCCTGAAAATGCCACCTTTACGCATGAGCTTCCACGTTGCCTCAGCGCTACCGCCGACGCTCTTCATAATGTCGTCAAGCCGGTTGTAGACACGTTGCAAGCGTGGAATGCCGTACACCTCATTGTCGAGCAGGTTTTCGGCAACGTGGATAATCCGACTCCAATGCACTTGCATGGTGGTTGTGCCAGCCCCCGTCGTCCCGGCCATCATGGTGACATTGTAAAGCGCCGGTAGCCCATAACGGGCGTCGGTGGCGTCATTGACAAACGAGTGAATGTCGGCGTTAATCTCAGCGAATGGCCGCAAATATAGCACATCAGCGGCGCTATTCAGCCGTTCCACCGGAGCCGACAACGGCGCATCGCCTGCCACACCGATAAGCAATGCACCGTAGCGCCCAACGCCGGTAATCTTATCAACCCGTTCGCAGTAATGCGCTAGGCGTAGACGTTCAGATAGCGCCGCAAACTCTACCGAAAATGGCGAATCATCAACCGCTTCATCTTCGCTGCCGTCAATGATGGTGACGCCATCGCCCCAAGTTTCCTCTGCTGGGAAGTCGATAATGCGGGCAGCGATGTCCTCGCGCATGTACTTGGCAAGGAAGTGTTCAAAGAGCAAATCTTTGGGATAGCCCAGCTTTTCGTAGTAATCCCGATCCCCTTCAAATTGTTTGCCAAGATAACCGGCGGCCATGCTGTTGTCAAGCATGGAGCGCTGTGCGCGGATACTGCGCACGTTGTTGGTTAGCGGCGCTGTCGGTTGGCGGTGATTGTGTCGGTTGTTGCGTTTGCTCATTTGTTTTTCCTGGTTCCCCATGTGCCGGCGGTAAACATGTTATTTGCCTGCCACAGCATCAACGCCCTGGCAATCACCGTATCATCATGCGCACCGTCCGGTGCGCTGTAACTACTTCTGCCGGTTGTCGATGATACCGTGCGTTCAAATGCCTCTAGTTCCATTGTCCACACGTTATCCTGCTGGAACTGCCATTCCGCACGCTCGAACGCCAGCGCCATGTTTTCGATAAGTGGCGGCTTGGTTGCCGCGGTAGTGGTAAAGCCATGTACTGGCAACCCATCGCGTTGCAGCATCTCAAAGTTAGGCTGCCCGATGCTGTTCAACTCGCAAAGGATAGCCGCCGGTTTCCACTTCTCATGAATCGCTTTCAGCCGGTCACGCTGAAAAACGTAGTCAATCTGATTAAACCGATCTCTTGCCACTTCCACCCGGCACTCACGGCAACCAATAGAGATACAGGTAAAGTCGTTCTGCTTGCCCCAATCAATGCCGGCGATCAACGCGTGCCCCTGGTGCGCTTCCGGTGTGGTGGCTGGCGCATTCATGCAGGCTTTGATATTGCGGAAGACAGCGCCTTGTCCCTCTAGGAACTGCGCAAGAATCTCCTGTCTATATGCCATTTCGGGCAATGCCTCTTTCATGGCGTCAAACTCACCACTGTCAATCTTGTCGTTGACATAGCTAGACATCTGCCACGCCGACCATTCGCTTTGTAGTGGGTCTACGCCCCATTGCCACATCTGCCAAAAGCCGTTGCGCCCCTTCGGTGTACTGAGAAAATAAGCATCGCCGCCGTAATCTGTCAATGTTGGGCGCAATACATAATTCCACGTATCCATTAGTGTGGGAATCATGGCCGCTTCATCGACTACGACGCGCCTGTACTTGCGCCCACGGGCTACATCGGGATTATCTAGGCTCCAAAATTCCAACACGCCACCGGTCACGAATTCCAGCCGATGATCTTGAGCGCTACGCCTAACGGTGATGGGCGCGAAGATGCGGTTAGCTTCGCGCCATATCTCTGTCAACATGCGATAAGTTGGTGAAAGCCACGCCACCGGATAACCTAACGTCTCTTTGGTAGCGCAGCGATCAATGCCCAACGTTGTCTTACCCGCACGTCGCCCGATGCACACCGTATTGAAGCGTTTAGACTCACGCACTACCTGTTGCTGCCAGGGTAAGCGCTTGGGTAGCGTTAGTGTCAATGTCTGTGTCATCATAAATAATCCGCACGGTTAGCGCTCCCCCATCCTTGCCGGTCAACTCCGCTTTTGCTGGCGCATCCAACCCCAGCAGCTTGCACCGGCGCTCGATGCACGACATCACGCCAGCGAGAAAGGCGGGGTTGCCGTCGCGCTGCTCTCTCTCCATTGTCGCCCTGACAACGTTGGGCTTGCCGTCTCTGCTTTTGCCGTCGCTCTCCTGGCGCGCCCTGGTGCGTTCGTTTTTCGACTGCTCCCATGCGGCCCAATATTCCCGCTCTAAAATGTCCAAGCGCTCCAACTCGCGCTGCTTTGCCTCATTCATGTCCATAATGGACGATTCACGCCAACGGGTTTGGATCAGCTTCAAGTCGTGATTGACTTGCCCCTGTGACACGCCAACCACCTCGGCAATATCGCGTTGCGTGCGGCCTTGCAGGTATAAGCGCGTGATCTGGACAAGGTCTTCCTCGCGCTGGAATGGTGTTCGTTTTCGTGCTGCCATACTAAATCAACTCAGGTTTAACGCCTACGACTTCTTGCAAGCGTTCCAAAATAACGCCCAAATACTTTGGCAACTTCTCGCTGCCCAGCCCGCGCCGCTTGTTGTTGTGCGCTGCGCAAATTGTAGTGCCACTGCCAAGAAATGGATCTACCCACACGTCGCCGGGATCGGAGTAAGCACGGACGAAGAAATCGGGTAGGGCGACGGGAAAGGCGGCTGAATGACCAAGTGTCTCACCGCTTGAACCGGCGCATGAAAACACGTTGGACGGCCTAACCATTCCTTCAAAGGTTTCTCCCTTGCCCGCCTTTTTACCGTAAGCTGTGTGATTCATTCCGCCGTCACCCGACCAAGCCGTATTTTTAACTTCTGATACATTATCGTGATTCAGTTTTGATTTACCGAGAGAGAATTGATAGACAGGTTCAAAACCATTCTTGAAACGTTCATCCCAATGACCAGGAGCGGGCGCTGTATTGTGCCATATCAACTCATCCACAAAGCGCCACCCCCACTGCCTGACCATCGCGCAAACCAGATCCATGCAGTACAGTACCCGTTGCCCGTCTTCACAGTGCGCTTTGATGTTGACAAAGAAGCTACCATCCTGCGCCAGATTCGCCTTGACGTTAGCTTGCAACGCTTCCCACCAGTCAACATATTCGCTTGTTGGCACGCCACCATACTGGTCTTTGCGCTGCATAGCGTAGGGTGGCGACGTGAATACGCCGTTGACTTTATCAACGTTGGCAGCCTGCAATAGTCGTTGCCATGTGGCAGGCTCGCGGCAATCACCGCAAATGACGAAGTGTTCACCAATGCGCCAGATTTGGCCCTCTGCCGTTGCCCACTTTGCGCCAAGTTCCTCGGCTCTGTCCACTTGGGCGGCGACTTCGGCGGGTGGATCATCGGCAATGGTGTCAAAGCCGGTGAACAACTCTTTCATCTCGTCATCATTCCAAAACGGTGACAGGTCTAGCCCGTTCTGCATTGACGCTGAAAGTTCCTCTAGATCCCACTCAAGCCCAATTTCTCCGGCGCGATTGTCATAAATCGCCAACTTGCGCGCCATGCCGGTGTCATCGTTTAGGTCAAGGTCTTGGCGCTGCACAACTACCAGCTTTGTGCCATCAGTCGGCACGATCACCACATCGTCAGCACCGGCAATGTCTGCCCATGCCTCTAACGTTTTATTGCCGGCGATTATACGCCCATCCTTATCCACCACGATGGAACGCCCCGCGCCTGTCTCACGCAATGATGCTTCCACCATGCCGCGCCCGCGCTGCGTACCCTTGTTGGCGTTCTTTTTATCCGGTTTCAAATCTGCAATGTTCTTAATTTTCGCCATTACATTACGGCCCTTACATATGACATCATTTCAAAAGGTACATTCTGCATGTATGTTGTGAACAACTCCTGCCAGAACTTGCGTCTGTGGTTGGTGCGAGTGTGGCACCCATGACAAAGCGCGATCAGGTTAAACGGTGCAGAGTTCTGCTTATCGTAATCAATATGATGTACATCAAGCCCATTATTGATTTCCACGCCACCACACAATGCGCACTTATTATTATGACGCTCCCTGATCAGTGTTCTCATTTTCTCGTTAAATCCAGAATCATACTCTTTCGGTATATCTTCCCATCGTTCTACGCCATAGACTTTTCGCCAATACTCTCGACTATTCGCTGACGCTAACATGGAATACCGCTCTCTGCGTTCATTATCCCATGTTAGCTTCATTGCGGCAGATCGCTTTTTCTTTGACTCTGGCGTAGAAAACACAAGTCTCAATGTGTCAAGTCTTTCCACCCGATACTTTTCGCTCTGGAACGCCACCTCTATCTTTTCACGAAACTCTTTAGATTGCCACCGCCTCTTGCTTGCGCACGATCTACAATAAACACGATCACTGCGCCCCCTATCCTTCTTGGCACTACCGCAATCTGGACAGGCATAGTAAACTTCATGTTTGGCTACAGCCCTGTTCTTGCAAGACAAACATCTTGGCGCTTTCTGCGCTTTCTTTGTACTCTTTGCCTTTCCACAGTCAACACACGCAGTATAGATAACATCGCACATAGGTTGGCAGACCTTTCAAGAAATAAAATAGCCCCAGGTGGACAGTCTAAAGCGAAGGTCTGCCAAGACACGCGTAGACTGCACCTAGGGCGCAACAAACAATTATACCACAGTAGCGGCGTGTCTTGGCAAGACTCATTATAGCATAGGTTAGGCTAAAAATCAAGTATTTCACCAGTGTAATACACGAGTACGCCAGCGTCTCCACTTGCCCGAACGTTTCCACGCTATCGACCAGGCGTTCGGCTTGCTTCTGCTTGATCGTGCGCGGGTTGTGTTCCCACGGTATCAGGTCGGCAAGTTTGCGCCGCTCGTTTGTCCAGGTGATACTTTGTTTCTTCTTTGCCACTTCTACCGCTTCCCTATTATACCTAGCCAAGTGGCTAGTATTTTGTCAAATATATAATGAATTCTACAAAAACGCTTGACAACTAGCTAGTTTACTGTTATACTATAACTAGCTAGTTAAAACAACGGTTCACGAAAGGATAGGACAATGAAAATCATCACATTAGAATTTACACTCTCTCACGGTAAGCAGCCCAAGGGCTTCGGAGGCTGGGCCTTCCGTATCAACGGCGAAACCAAGTTTTTCTCCGGCAACTACGCCGACGCAAAGCGCGCGGCGGTCGAGTATGCGAAAATGGTTGGTGCTACGTCTGTCACGGTGCTGCCGTGAAGCAAATGGAACGTCGCTCAATCGAGCTTACTCCAGAGCAATGGCTAGTATTAGAAAATCTAGCCATTGGTACCAACTCCGTCGCCCCGACCGGCCCAAACAGCGGTTATTCTTCCTGGCGAACGTTGATTAAGCGAATCGCCAACGGAGAGATAACCATCTCTTACGAGATGCCTATCGTCTCATCTAATACACAATAACCACCGCCAGCAGCGTCAACAGTAGCAACGCTGCGACGGTTTCCAGGTTCATCGTTTCACGCCAACGGCGGCGGCCATCTCGTCCAACGTCGCCTGGTTGGCGGCTTGGTGTTCGGCCCGGGTGTAAGGCGATCCACTATAAATGAACTTGTACGGCACAATCTCGTCAATGCTATACACCACCGGCTTACCTAGCCGCCTTGCCTCCGCCACCTCGTCATCGGCGCCGTCGCTCTTCCCTGGCAAGCGCACCAGCAGATCGCACACGCTCACCATTACCTTGCACCATTCCATCCAACGCTCATAGCTGGCCGGGTGGCGCTCGTCAACGTAATGTGACAGCAACGGCGCAATCGGCTGGTGGCCGGCGTCACGCAACGCAGCGAAGGCGTCAATCTGCACATTGACGGCAGCTTGTTTATCGGCGTAGCCGCTGTAGGGCGATGCGATGTAGATGATCACGGCCTATACCCCGTCCACATAGTAATCAATATCGTAGTTCATCGCCAGCGGATTGAGCAGGTTGACGAATACAGCCTCGTTTTGGCCGCAGTAGACGCGCTTATCTGTCTCATTTTCGCCGCTCAAGTCCTCGACAATGCCCTGCGCTTTTGTCGCCATAAAGAAGCGCTTAAGCGATGTGCTGCCCGATTTAAGCAGCACCACCTGATCGCCGTCCACTTCCGCCTGGATACGCCAGCCGTAAATCACAATGCGCAGACCCGCGCCAGGTGCGGCAATGACGGCGGTGCCGTCGCCACTTGTGTTGCGTGTACCAAATGCTCGTGCCATGTTATGCTCCTGGCAAATTAAACGGAATCACGACGCCGTCCAGCGAAAACTCGCTGAATGTGTTTGCGCTGTGTGTTGAAAACAATCCGTACCGCGTGTTGCTGATGATA